TCGCTGCTCTCGGTATCAAAATATGCAATTCTGCGCCTTCCTTCCGGAAAAGTAAATTTCATAGAAAATACTTCACCTGGTTGAAAGGCGCTAGCTATTGCGGCCGATAATATAGTACTTTTTGCCGTTTTTGGTAAACCCGAGATCACAATAAAATTCTGCAAAACTCCAATGGGCTTATTTTGTACGGTAAATACTACCTGGCTTTGTGGGGGGATATAGTCAGGTTTAAATTTTCTAGCGGCTAATTTTTCTTGTAAAGTTAATTTTTCGTTTTGTCCGTTTATCATTAGATCCTTTGTAAAAAAGCGGTTAATACAGCTGCAATAATTAGGGCTATTACAGCTTGCTGGTTGTTAGTTAATTGAAATAACTTGGTTAGCTTCTTTTTCATTTTCTATTTTTTCTAGGGTTAAAAAATATTCGTTTGCTAGTGTTTCGCACTCTCTTAAAAGTGTTGACAGTCCTATTTTACTATGATTATTTTGCATTTCTTTGGCGCAAAGTATCTGCAATAAAACGTGTTCATATTTTGTTAGGCCTGGTATCGGTGCTACTAGGCGGCCGAATTGATCCTGTACTGGCATAACTGGAAAAGCTGGTGCGTTTTTATCTATTTTCATTAGTATTCAGTATTAATTTTTATTAAATATTTTTTTGCTAAATCTTTTGATAAATAAAATTGATCACCATTTACAGATATAATCTGTAATACATCTAGGTTATCAATACATAAATCAAAAATTTCAGTTTCGTATATTTCACGTTTTGCGCTATCTATTTCAATGGCTAAACAAGTTGATCCCAATGGATCAATAATAGTTATATAACTAGGCATAATTAAAATTTAAAGTTCGTTATTAGTTTGCTTTTCAGTAAATTCCTTTACTGCAATAGATAAATACTTGTTGCTAGCTTTGCTAATCTTTACCCAGCCAGCAATTTCAAATAGTTTGCCGTCTGCTTTAAAATAGCCCTGGTAGTCAGGTTGCTTTTCGTTTTTTTTGTTTTCTACTTTGTTCATTGATCCAAAGCCGTCGGCTAGATCTTTTAAATACTCGTTTTTCATTTTGTTGGTTTTAAAAAGTGATAAATTTTAAATAGGTAAAAAAGTATATAAGCGCCGCTGTATGTTAATAGGCATACTGGTATGCTAACTGCAACAAAAAAAACTATTGCAGCTATTCTAATTAATTTGCGTCGCATTGAAAACTGTTTTCTAGTCGTTTTATTTCAAACTGGTAGTGTTCCAGCGCCGCGTCTATTAGGATCCTTATTTCAAAACAAAGATCAAACGGCAAATCATTTTCATTTAAGGATAAAAACTTACCAGAACTAGAATAGAAAAAAAATGTGCATTGTTCGTAAGGTGATAAGGCCCGCAATGCTTCCAGGCGCAAAATTTTGTGTTGTAAGCTGGCTATTTCGCCCAGGATCTTACTGTCGGTTTTTAATTGCATAAAATAGGGTTTTTGTTTGTCGTTGGTAAAATTATAGTAAAAACGTTTAAACCACCAAATTTATTTTTATAGGGGCATAAAAAAGCCCAGTGTAGATACACCAGGCTTCCTTTTTTGTACTAGACCATTGAATTTATCTAACCAACTTGCTTGCTTATGCTAAAAATAGTGCTTTTTCTTCACTTCTGCGCCTTACTAGGCCTGGTAAAATTACTTTTTGGCCGTTTACCGTTCCTTTATTCCAGCGCTCAAATTGGGCCGCCACCTCGCTTTTAGGTGCGCCGCTATTAAGTAGCCTTAAAAGTGTACTAGATTGAAAAGCGCCGATCCCAACGTTATACACAAAACTTGTAAGGCTGTCAAGCTGGTTTTGGTTAATAGGCACCTTAACCAGTGCTTTAATTTTTGGCACTATTGCCTTTGTTTCTTTTCTTAACCATTCAACAGCCTTTTCCTGGGTGATACTATCACCTAGCCTAACTTTACGTTTTGCGTCGTAATTATAAGTAGATCCGTAACCGATTGTAGGTATACCCACCGGATCAATATAAGCGTCTAAATACTTATTTATATCGTCGGCCTCAAACTTTTTTATCAGTTCTTCGGCCTTTGCCCCTATTGCCATTGTGCTACTTAATAAGATTAACGCCACAACTCCAATAACCAGGTATTTTTTAGCCTGGCTTGTCATTATGGACGGTTATTTAAATTGATGTCAGCGTCTTTTGCTGCAAATAAACCTAGGCCGCTTAATATGGCTGTAACGCCAGTTGGAACGTCGCCTTTTAATACTGTTGCTATTCCGCTAATTACGGCCCCTAGGCCAAATAAGCTAGTTTTCCAGTTCTTAAACATATTGTTACATTTTAGTTACAAAATCAAGTTTTGTTTCAATGCGCGCCAGACGATCCAATATTTCAGTATTGGTATTATTGTGCCTGGATAAATCACGCTCAATTTTATCTAACCTATTTTTGGTTGTAAAATAGAAGCCACCGCCAGCGGCTACAAATAAACAAATACTAAATAACAGATCCGTCGCCATTTTCTTCTTTTAATATTTCACGCGCTATTGCATTGTAAGCGTCGGCCGCTGTCATTGCTGCCGTTAAATTTTCAAATAAACCGCTTTTGCTAGCCGCGTCTAAAATTTGTTTGATGATTGCAAGTGCTTGTTTGGTTTCCATTGGTTTTGTATTTTAAAGATTAATTAAGCTAGTGTAATATTTAATTGAGTAGCGGCCCACTGGTACGCTGCCAGGTTAATATCTGCGCTAGATCCCCAAACGTCATAGTCAGGCTCCCCCATTGTTAAATTACCGTCTGCTAGTTTAGAAGCGTCCGCGTCTAATAGCTGAAAGTAAAACGTCGCGCTGTTTAATAAATTGTCATTAATGATAATTAGGTTAAATAGGCTAGCTGTTTGTTGCTGACCGTTTACCCAAATTTGAATAGGTTGTATTTGTTTCATATTATTTTAAATTTATGCGTTTGCTATTGTTGTTACAGTTCCGCTTGATCCTCTATATTTTAATGCGCCAGCTTCTACATATAAAATTCCACCACCAGTTGGGTTACTACTTGGTGCAACTACTCTATTTGCTATAAAAATTATACCTTCACCGCCGCCCCTATCCATACCATTAAATCCAATATCTGCACAAGTTGTTTCATTTTGTATATAAATAGCATTATATCCATTACTTATATTTCTTATTGCTAAATCATTTAAAGCTGGACATACTATACCATAATCATTTGCACCACCAAAAGTATTATCAAAAGTTAAAAATGCACCCTGACCACCATTAATTGAAGCAGATAATAAAGCAGTTCCATTAACTTGTAACTTTTGCCCCGCGTCTGTTGTGGTACCAATTAAAAAATTTCCAGTATTACCTTTAATTGTTGCACGAATTGTTGCCGTTTGTGGTACTGAACTTATAGTTTGATTTTGTGCTCTAAATTCAATATCACCACTAAAAGCACTTTCAATTGCTAAATTGTTAGAACTATTATACATTCCATATATGTAATATGTATTTGTATACTGGTAAAAGTTTTCACCACTTGCAGACATTTGAAATCTGCTTCCTGTTTGATTTCCAAAATATTTTGTTCCGTCTTGTGCTATTGTTAATCTTTCAACTTGGCTACCCGTTGTATCTCTTGTTAAAAATTGTAAACTTGTTGCTTGTACATCACTACTAACTGCCAAAGCTCTTATAGTTGCAGTTCCGTTTCCTAATGAATTTAACCAGCCAATATCACCCCTAGATCCGCTTGTTACAGATACTTTTGCTTGAAAATATTGTACTGGTGAATTTGCTTTAATATCCAAAGTTCCAATAGGTGCAGTAGTATCACCAATTACAACTCCGCCAGTTCCACTTGCTAAAAATGTACTGCCGTTTACATTCATTGTATTATTTATGTTAACTCTATAAGTAGAAGTATCACTTGTCCCTACTCCTAAATTTCCAACTACATAAGCTGCGCCATTAACTTGTAACTTTTGGCCCGCGTCTGTTGTGGTACCAATTAAAAAATTTCTAGCTGCGCTTATTCTAGCCGCTTCCTGCACATTTGTAGTATCGTAAATACCAAATAAAATAGGGCTTGCGGTTGTGGATCCGTTAAAAATACACATATCACGATCCACACTACCCTGGATAAAATTGTTTACGGCTGTTGAAATACCTAAACCAATTCTTTTAGTCGGCCCACTTTCCGCGCTATCTATTCGTAAACTTGGCGCTGTTGCACCAACTATCTGGATCCCATTGTCGCCAGTTGTACTAGCCACAACTAATTTACCAGATCCAACAGTTGACGTGCCTATTAATACTTGGCCAGTCGTTTTTTTAACTGTTATTGGCTGAATTGCAGCAACAGCGTCATATATTCCAAAATCATTTGCACCAGCATTGTAAAAATTACCTATACGCCATAAAGCTGCACCGCTATTTTGAAAAGCTATTCTAGTATCATTTGTTGCAACAGTTTGATTAAGTTGCAAAATTGTACTTTGATCGTGATGAATATCAGCGGCCGTTCCTGGTACATTTGTATTTATACCAAAATGATTATTTACACTATCCCACCATAAATTGTTTTCCCCAGTTATAGCGTTTGTACCGCTAAAAAAAGCCACTTGGCTTGCTGCACCGCTACCAGTGTTATAAGTATTATTATCTAATGATCCGTCGCCTTTTAAAAATTGGCTTGAAGTTCCACTAGTAACAATAAATTTACTAGCTGTTAATGAATTATCGGTACCGTTATAAGTTAGTCCGGTATCACCAGTAATAGTACTGGCACCGTCCCAAAGTGCGATTTGGCCGCTTATTCCAGATCCAGTAATTGTACCAGTACCAGGGCCACCAATTAGATCCCAGCCAGTACCGTTATCGCGATAAAACGCAAATGTATTTGTAGATACAAAGATCCTACCAACAAAACCAGCTGCGGGCCTATTGGCGAAAACGTCCGCGTAAAACGCTGGCGTCTGTCTTTGGTTTAATATTGATAAATCTATCGCTGGCATTATTGTATGTAGTTTTTCTTAACAGTTACTAGGTTATTAAAACC